CATCGCATCAGGGGGCTGGGCTTGATTCCAGCTGCCTTGCCTGGCGGGTTGTCTGCTGTGCGGTAGCGCCGCGCAGCCCCTGCGTGTCCTTCCACGCCGACCCTGGTGCGATGGCCCCGGCGCTGGGCCGGGACGGTTATTCGGTGTAGTAGGCGACGTGGCAATCACCCAGCCGTGGGTGCTTGTAGTAAACGATGGTCATGCCACCGACGGTCTTGGTGAGATATGTGTGCATGTTTCTCTCCTTGGAAAAACAGAAGCGGCCTCGTTGTGAAGCCGCTTTTGTTTTGGCCCCTTCCTGCTCTTGGTGGGGCCAACCTCATCTGTACTTGGCACGCCCAGAGCGGCGCCCGATCTTTTTGATCTCGCTGGATACGGCACCCAGCGCGCGACGTTGAAAGCGTCTATGTGCACCACTCACCCCTTTTGAAAGTTCGCGGCTGGTTCAAAGCTGTTGAGGCTAGGGTGGCCTACTGAGTTGTCTCCATCGTCCGTGCCCATGCACGCGATCCCCGGACTCACATCCACTGCACACCGGTTCACCCGGCACCTGCGTTGGTCTGCATGTCGGTGCGCGGCTCGATCACTTGGCACCCGTCGCCGCTTTGTTTGCGGCATGGGTGAATTATTAGCCATGAGCTAACGGCGTGTCAATAGCCCTGCGCTAATAATTTGATAAAATTTCTGCCATCGCCACCCCGGCGCGCAACAGGAGCACCACATGACACAAGCGACAGGCGAAAAAAAACCCGCTCAGTGCGGGTTGGATGTGGGGCCGTTCATCTCCGACGAGATGCGCAGCGCTGGTTGGGATGTAGTGGAGTCTCTTGAGAAGACCTATCCGCCTAACATGCTGGCTGAGGCGGTCTATATCGCAATGGCTGCCGCACGCCCGTTGGCCCTACGCCTGGCTGAAAAGGCTTGCTTGGATCTTCCCAATGGGCCTGAAGGCGCCAGCAGCACTCCGTGAGGTCTGCGCACATGTCGCGCACCATAGCGGAATTCACCCAGTAGGTTTTCACATTCCCAACGCGCGAAGACCAGTGCTCATCAGAAACTTTTCGCTGCGTATGGTCGTTGTCGTTGGATTCAATCATTGACCCATCTACATGATGGACGATGAAGTCTCGCATCATGTTGATGGCCGCAACAGCCTTGAATATCTCCTCAAGATCAGCGGCGCGGTCGGCTTGTATTCCGGTGTTGTGGGATATGGAATTTATCTGAGCGATGGCCGTTCTGGCCCGCGTGCCGGAAAAAAGTGCGCGCCCCACCTCGCGAGACACACCAGCATAAACACGCAGTGTCGTGCGCAGCACCCGCTCCATATCTGCCCAATGCAGTGTCAGCGCACCAAGGGCTGATTGGAACTCCCCATGTTCTTCCTGAACGATGCGAAGAACGTCTTCCGACACCGGGTCAAAACTCCAGAGATCCATCAACCATCCTCCCACTTGCCCAGCACCGTACCCAGGATGTGGAATTTCTCCCGGATCGGCTCATGTGACGGGTTCAGCGGCTGTAGCCACTGACGGCCATCCTCGTTTTTGTACACCTTGAACGTCACTTCGTCGGTGCCATCCAGGCAGGCCACCACACGATCCCCATTCACCGGGTTTTTTCGCTCGGGGTCAACAAAGATATAGCAGCCTTCGGGGTAGGTCCGGCTGTTGCCGCTGGGCGCGGTCATGGAGTCGCCGCGAACCCTGAGCGCAAATGTGCTGCCGCTGTGCGTCACTGGGCAATCCATCCACCTGTCGGCCTGGCCAGGTAAGTGCGGGTCTGCCGCGTGGCACCACTCGCCAGCCTGCACCCAGGAAATCAGCGGCACCTTGCCGCGCAGGTCCGGGCCTGGCTCGGTGTTTGCGATGGAAGTGTCTTGCTGATCCATCCAACCGTGCGGCTTGCCCATTTTCTGCTCTAACTCGCGGGCAATAGCGTTGCTCATGACTCGCGGCTTTCCAGTCTTGGAGTTGATTGACGCATTCAGCCATTGGCTTATTTGCGCGGGAGCCTTGCCCGTCTTGTCCGACAGCATGGATTGACTCCCTGCCTCCGAAATGAGGGCGGCCAGCTTCAAGCGGCGTATTTCTTCGACGGTTTTCATCTTTGTAGTTTTTAGCTATTTGCTATTAAAGGCAATGAGCGCACGGCTATTGACAAGTATTAGCCTGTGGCTAAAATGGAGCGCATGAAGCTATCTGAATACCTCGATTCCATGGAGCGCGGCGCAAGGGCGAAGCTGGCCGCGCAGATCGGCGCTCACGCATCCGACCTGTCCGACTGGATCAACGGGAACCGACCGGTGCCAGTTCGCCGCTGCGCGTCCATCGAGGTGGCCACCGATGGAGCAGTAACCCGCCGCGACCTGCGCCCAGACGACTGGCACCTGATCTGGCCCGAGCTGGCCAAGCCCGCCCGCAAAGCCAAGCCCACCCAAGCGGCCTGAGCCATCTACCCAACAAAACCACCCGGAGCCACCACCATGTACGCCGACCCCGCAGCCATTCGAGTCAAGCGAGTCAATCTGAGCCTCAACGCGGCAGAGATGCGCGTGATCGAGGCCGTCAGCGAGATCAACAACATGCAGCCCAGCACGTTCATTCGTGAGCTGTTGATGGAGGCGTTGGCAAAGCAGATTCATGGTGGCAATTCTGTGGCGGGTGCTGGCGAAATGCGAGCCACTGCTTAGTCCCTCTCCCGTTTCAAACACGTAACGGAATGAGCACCAGTGCAATCCAAACCACCACCGACAGTGCAGCTGTCAGAGGCGGAAGCACGTCAGGTCCAGCAGTACGCGGACCAGAACGGGCTGACGCTGGAACAAGCGTGCACACAACTCGCCCAGCAGGAAATTCAGGCGCGATTCGTTCGGCCCAAGGTTCCCGCTCGGGTTCTTCCATTCATCAAGCGCAACAGGTAAGCCCGCCCGCTGCGGCGGCTACACGTTTGCGTTACGCATTTGTTGCACGCGCAGCCCGCTTTGTCTGTTCCTGCATTCGTCTGCGCTCTGTGCGACTGGCGCTGTGGGTGGATCAGTACGACACGCACAACCCGAAGTTTTGAACATGCTTGAACTTGAACAAATCCGCATCGACGGCGGCACACAGTCCCGCGTTGAACTGAACCAAGAGACTGTCGCTGAATACGCGCAGGCGTTCATGGCTGGCGCTGAGTTCCCGCCTGTGGTGGTTTTCTTTGATGGCGCGAACTACTGGCTTGCCGATGGTTTTCACCGCTACTTCGGCGCCCGCGATGCTGGCGAATCTGCCATTGCTGTGCAAGTCATCAACGGCACCCAACGCGACGCGGTGCTCTACAGCCTGAAAGCCAACGCCACCCACGGCCTGCGCCGCACCAATGCCGACAAGCGCAAAGCGGTGGAAACGCTGCTGAAAGATGCCGAGTGGGCCACATGGAGCGACCGCAAAATTGCCGAAGTGTGCGGCGTGCATCACGAGTTGGCCGGGAAGGTGCGCAACGAGCTATCTGGAGGAAACCGCCAGATGAGCCAGCAACGCACCGTTGAGCGCAACGGCACGACCTACACGCAGAACACGGCCAACATTGGCAAGACTGCAACTCGGCAGCATGAAGAAGCGCGCGATCAGCATTGCGAGCCAGAGCCAGCACACAAAGCTGTTCCGGCTGTCGCAGCGCCATCCTACGAAGGCCCAGACGAAGCCGAACTGCGCGCAGCTGAGCTGCAAGAGCAAGCAGACCAAGAGGCCTTCAACAAGCTGCTGATGGCAGACGACAAGCTAGCCGCAGCTTACGAAGAGATCAAGCGCCTGAATGCAGTGAATGCCGTGCTGGAAAGCCGGATGCAGGGCCTCATGAATGAGAAAAACGAGGCCATCCGCCTGTGCAAGTCCCTGCAGCGCCGTCTTGACCGCGCAGAAAAGGCGGACGCATGAGCGCCGTGATGCAGCGCCTCTTCGAGGACGCGCCAAACTACGCGAGCACTTCGTTCCCGCCGCCGCGCGCGTTCCAGCAAGCCGCACATGAGGCCCTGCGCCAGGGTTTCCGCGACGGCCACAAGAACCAGCTGATCATGGCACCCACCGGTGCTGGTAAGACGTACCTGGGCCACCGGATCGCGCATGAGGCGCTGGTGAAAGGCCGCAAGGTGGTGTTCGTGTGCGACCGCACCACGCTGATCAACCAGACCAGCAAGACCGCCGACGCCTACGGCCTGAGCGCTCACGGCATCGTGCAGGCCAACCACTGGCGCCGCGCCGTGGACATGCCATACCAAATCGCCAGCGCGCAGACCATCGCCAAGCGCGGCTACTGGCCCGCCGCTGACGTGGTGATCATCGACGAGGCGCACACGCAGCTCAAGGTGTGGGTGGAATTCGCGCAGAACAGCAAGGCCGCGTGTATTGGCCTGTCTGCCACGCCTTTCTCGCCAGGCCTGGGCAAGATTTTCACGAATCTGATCAACGCCACAACGATGCACGACCTGACGCAATCGGGCGTGCTGGTGCCCATGCGTGTGCTGTCGTGCAAGCGTGTGGATATGACCGGCGCCGCAACTGCTGGCGGGGAGTGGACTGACGCGGCCGCAGAAGAGCGCGGCATGGGCATCGTGGGCGATGTGGTCAAGGAGTGGATCACCCACGGAGAGAACCGTAAAACCATCGTTTTCGGCGCAACGATCAAACACTGCCAGGAGTTGGCAAAGCAGTTTCTGGACGCCGGGGTAATGGCTGCAGTGTTCACCAGCGAAACCACCGCGCCCGAGCGGGAACTGCTGGTGAAGGAATACAGCAAGTCCGATTCCAGCCTGCGCGTGCTGATCAGTGTCGAGGCACTTGCCAAGGGGTTTGATGTGCCTGACGTTGGTTGCATCGTGGACTGCCGCCCCCTTCGCAAGTCCCTTTCCACGGCCATCCAAATGTGGGGCCGTGGCCTGCGTTCTTCGCCCGACACCGGCAAGAAGGACTGCATCCTGCTGGACCACAGCGGGAACATCACCCGGTTCGCAGAGGACTTCACCTCGATCTTCTATGACGGCCTGGACGCCCTGGATATGGGCGAAAAGCTGGACAAGAAGATCCGCCGCGACGACGAAGACAAGGACGCTAAGGGCTGCCCATCGTGCGGCTACAAGCCATTTGCAAAGCGCTGCATGTCCTGCGGCTTTGAGAAGCAGGAACCCGCCTTGCAAGAGGCCGCTGCTGGTGTGATGGAAGAAGTGGTGATGCTGGGCAAGAAGAAGCTGGCAGATGACCACCGCCACCTGTGGGAGCAGCTTTGCACCTACGCACGCGGCCACAGCTCGCCCGACCGCCAACGCGGCCGCGCATGGCACCTGTACCAGAAGATCACCGGCAAGGTTCCGCCCGCTGAGTTCGACTTCTACAGCACGCCGAACGCGGAAATCACCGCGAACGTCCGCAACAAGATCAAGAGCCTTGATCTGGCCTACGTGAAGGCGAAGAAGGTATGAACTTTATCGACTTCGCCCGCGCCCACGGTGTCGAGATTGACCCCGCGCGCCTCTATGCGTCCGAGCGCATCAAGCGCTGCGGCACGACCGAGAAGCCGAAGGGCACGAATGGCGCTTACTTCTGGGACGGTGAACGGGGCTGGGTCTTCAATTGGTCCGCAGAAGCCCGCGTGCAGTGGTTCCACGACGAGAAGGCCACGCCATGGACCGAGGCTGAGAAGGCCGCATGGAAGGCTAAGCGCCAGGCCGCGCAGGCATCGCAAGAGCAGGACTATCAGCGCGCCGCCCAGCGTGCTGCAGAACTTCTTCGTAACGCAAAACCGCAGGAACACAACTACCTGCACCGCAAGGGCTTTCCAGACGCCCAAGGTTTTGTGGCTGCCGATGGCGCGCTTTTGATCCCAATGCGCAACCTGATCACGAACAACGTGCAGGGCGTGCAGGTGATCCGCTGGGACGAAGGGGCCCGCTCCTTCACCAAGAAGATGAGCCCCGGCATGAAGGCAAAGGGCGCCGTGTTCCGCATGGGCGACAAGACCGCGCCAGAGGCGATTTTGTGCGAGGGGTATGCCACGGGCCTGTCCATCATCGCCGCGCTGCGCAGCGTGGGCCTACGGGCCTCCGTGCTGGTGTGTTTCAGCGCACACAACCTCGAATTCATCGCGCCCCAGATCAAGGGCCGCGCATACGTCTTTGCCGACCACGATGCGTCCGGCACTGGTGAGAAATCCGCAAAGGCTACCGGCCTCCCGTACTGCATGAGCCCTGTGATGGGCGAGGACGCTAACGACCTCCATGCGCGCGCTGGGCTGTTTGCTGTTTGCCAGCTGTTGATGGAGGTGCGCCGCCGCTGAGGAAAAGCGGGGCTTGCACGGGCCTTGAGCGTGCCGCCTGGATGCGTCGGTATTGGTTTAACGACAGGCGCCAGGGGATAGCTGAACTGTGGGATTAGGGGCTGAGATACAGCAAAGGGTGGCGAAGCCAGAGCCCTTGCCCCGAACGTCTGGCGGGTCTACGTGGCTCCGAAGGGCAGTAGTGAAGGACCTCCCAGGAATGGCTAGGTCCGTCCACCAAAGGGCAGATACAGGGAATACAGGGAAGAGATGAATGACGGATTACGACAACCAGCTAGCCCACCTGATCCAGATGGCAAGCAACAAAGAAACCAAGGAGTACGCATGGCACCGGGCATTGGAAATGGAACGCTGCGAAACCGGCATGTGGAAGGGTATCGCGCAGGAATTGAAGGAGCGGATGCTTGCCCAGCAACCCGCATCGTCCAACGTACAGCGAAAGCATGGGAGGTGAAATGACAGTAGGCGTATTCCTTCCCGAGGGCACCGAGGCCCGCATCTGCACCGAGATTGCCGCCCGCCAGCAAATGGGCATCAACAAGTACGGCACCACCGTCGCAGAGAACCGCCTGAGCCTGCGTGAGTGGCTTGTCCACGCCAAGGAAGAGGCGCTCGACCAGGCGATCTATTTGCAGCGCGCAATCGAAGAGATCGACGCGCAGGAGGGCCGCAGGCATGGCTGAGCGCATCACCCTAAGCCTCTACAACGCCCAGCAGGCCCACCAGGCCATCAAGACCGCCTGGCACCACGCCAAGGGCTGGTTGCTTGCTGGTGACCAGCGTCTGACGCTGGAGATTCGCCCCGAGAAGCGCAGCGATGCGCAGAACCGTCGCCTGTGGGCAATGCTGGCCGATATCTCTGCCCAGGTGGATTGGTACGGCCAGAAGCTCACCAGCGAAGAGTGGAAAGACGTATTCAGCGCGTCCCTCAAGCGCACCAAGGTCGTTCCCGGGTTGGATGGTGGGTTTGTCGTCTGCGGCCAGTCCACATCCAAGATGACCAAGGCCGAGATGTGCGAGCTGCAGGAGCTGATGGAAGCATTCGGCGATGAACGCGGGGTGAAGTTCCGCGCGCCGGAAGGGTGGGACGGCTGATGCTGACCTACAAGAACCCCAAGGCCAAAAGCTGCGTCGTGTGCGAGCGGGTGTTTGTGCCGGAGCGCATGGGGCAGGTGGTGTGCCGCCCCGCCTGTGCTGGGAAGAAGGCCCGCCAAGAGCGAGAGGCCATCTCCAAAGCCGAGCGCGAATCCGTGAAGCGCCGCAAAGAAGCCATCAAGACCATCCCAGACCTTATCAAGGAGGCTCAACGTGAGTTCAACGCCTATATCCGTGCGCGTGATCGTGACCAACCCTGCATCTGCTGTGGCCTTCCTCTCGGAGTTGGAGAGGTCGGGGGTGCGTACGACGCAGGTCACTATCGAAGTACAGGCTCCGCTAGTCATCTCCGGTTCAACGAAGACAACTGTCACGCCCAGCGGAAACAGTGCAACCGTTACGGCGCAGGACGGGCCGTGGACTACCGCATTGGCCTCATTCGGCGAATCGGATTGGGAAAAGTCAATGCGCTTGAAGCGAGCAATGAGCCGCACAAATGGACCCGAGAAGAGCTGATAGCCATCCGCGATACCTACAGGGCGAAGCTCAAGGAGCTGCGCAAATGACCTACCAGCCGCCACCCTGCGAAATCTGCGGTGCCTGGACCGAAGTCCTGGAAACCCGCCGCCGCCATACAGGTGCCGTCGCCCGCCGCATCGAGTGCGCGAACCTGCACCGATTCACGGTCTATGAAGGGCTGCCAGTCACGGACGAACAACACCCCATGGTCACGCCTGTTGAGGCGGCGCCCATTGAGACAACCGTGGCCCGGGCGATCCGCCTGCGGCCAGCGCTGCACACGATTTGGATGAACTGACCGAAAGGACCGACATGAACGAGCCCGTATTCCAAGACGCAAGCCACGCCCTGCATGTGTCCTACCTGATCCACTCACTGCCACCCGCCACGGTCAGCCCTACGGCCATCGTGATCGACCAGCTAGTGAAGGAAAACCACGTCTGGGACGAAGTGAAGCCCATGCAGGCCAAGCGGGTGAACTTCGGCGGCCTCAGTCCGCTGGAGGTGCGCGGCCAAGCGGCCCAGGTGGTGAGCATGGTCAACCACCTTCCCCATGAGGCCGAGCGCTTCGCCTGCCAGGCCATCTACGGTCACCAGGTCATCAAGGCCGATGGCGTGCGCGGGCTGGGGCAATACTGCGCCCCGGTCCTGAGCTGCCAAAGCAAGGAGTTCGCCCTGTACTGCGCCTGGCATGTGTTCGCCACCGGCCGCCAGCGCGATGGGATGACCCAAGGCGAGATCGCAAAGCACTTCGGGGTCACTGTTGAGTCGGTGCGCGAGGCTTGCGCCGTGGTCCGCAAGTATGGGAAGGCCATGCACACCCGCGCCCTAGACGTGCTTGGGGAGCGCTTTTCTGCCGGCGGATTGATCGTTGACGCTGTCTACGCATGAGAAAGCTTACAAAAACCTTGCGTCAACCGCTGGGCATGGTATAAATATGCCATTCTTGGAAAACTTGTATCCAAGACAAAGCCCGCACGGTTCGCTAAGCGGGCTTTTTGCAAAAGCAATGCTCGAAATAGAAACATCTGCAGGGTGGTTGAGCGTCCAAACGCTGGGTAAGCCAGTAGATGGCTGCGATGGCCCCGGTGTGTTCTACGTTCCCGATGACCCAACACTGCCAGCTCACCAAGCGCTCTTGCAGGTCGAAGGCAGGACGGCATTGTTCCGGCCAAATGGGCGCCGCACCCAGAAGTGTTTCGTGGAATTCAACAAGGTGCCCGTGCTGCTGGAAAAGCAGATAGCCTGCTGCACACTCCGCCTCACTCCGGTGAAGTAGCAGATCACCACCCATGACAGCCGCCGATAGCAATATCAGGCGGCTTTTTCGTTTGCCGCCTCTGCACTGCAGATACAACACCCGCAAGGAGAAGCCGTGCGAAAGCATGCAGGTGATGCCAAGTTCGCGGGCCGCAGCACACACCAACCATCGGCACTGTCCGTACTGGCTGCGCGCCCGCAACACATTCCGCTCCCCGTTCATCCTGGAAACTGACCGGGAGCGCCAGGGGTAAATGGCGCTTGAACTCCGCCTGTGCCCACAGGTCATCAGCAGAGGTGCGACGGCAAGCCATGCCCGTGTGGGTAGCCCGAATGGCTCTTAAATGGGGAAGTGCATGATCAAGAATGAAATCCAGCGCAGCGCCGAGCAACTTGGCAGATCTGTTCGGCAAGCACTGGCAGACTTCAGCCGCGAGACTGGGCTGAGCGCGCAGATTGATATTGAGTGGATCGCCAGCCAACAACTGAGCGAGTCCAGTCCTACGCAGGTAGTGGGCCGTATTCGCGTCGAAGTTGCCGGGCTGTCGGTCGAGGCTTGATCATGATTTACAACGGCACCAACGCCGCCGGTTCGCTGGTGATGGATGTGGACGCGAAGCAGCGTATCGACCGCGTGCTGATGGTCAACACCAAGACCGGCGCCGTGGTGGTGGGGACGAATCCGTACCGCCTGAACCACAAGGGCAAGATCGAAAGGCAGACGATCTACTTCGATTCGGTCTATCCGATCTTCGGTGGTCGAACTACTCCGTGTCTGTTCCACTGCTACGGTCGGAAGGCGTGACCATGGAACTGGAATACACCCGCGTCGAGTCCTTCGAAGTGAAGGGCATCCGCTTCACCTGCGTTTCCAGGTGGAACGGCATGGAGGAATGGAAGGACGACCAGGGCCGCAAGATGATCGTGGCCCGTGGCGTTCAAGGCGGCTTCCTCGGTGCTTTCAATGAATTGTTCGCTCCATCGGCTGGCAAGCTCCAAGTGATCTCTGCCGCGCCTGAACTGGTGGCGCTGTTGAAGACCTGACCGTGACATCCACCACCTACCCGAAGCGTGAAGTGTGGATGTCCTACGACTGCCCACACAGCTTCGACTTTGATCTGCATGACGAGCGCCTGGTCTACAAGGGCCAGAGCTTCTGCTGCTCCGGCTGCGGCGGTGAGCATGTCGCCGGGGTGGATGTGCAGATTCAGGTAGGCGTGGATGTTGAGATCGCGCGCAACGAATACGACGGCGAGCAGCGCCAGTTTGTGGATCTTCCAGAGTCTGCCGAGGCGCTGCGCGCGCTGGTGGCTGGGCCATGAAACTCTCCCGCCTACCCAACAGGCTGGCCTCGGTGGTAACCACCAGACTGCCTGCCCTGCAGACCAAGGCAGGTGCAACCCAGCGTGTACGCGGTAGCTCATGGATGGCGACACGCAGGGCTGTGATGCAGCGCGACAAGTACACCTGTGCCTGCTGTGGAGCTGTCCGGATGGATCACGAGGTTGATCACATCGTGCCACTGGAGCAGGGTGGATCGAACGAGCTGGAGAACCTGCAGTTGCTGTGTGGCGGGCCAGATCGGTGCCACGCGGCCAAGACGAAGGCGGAAGGGCTGGCGCGGGCCGGTCGATAGGAGCATCCATGAAGGCCATCAATGTGAACTCGGACATGCAGAACCGCACGGTGCATGCCTCGACTGTGGACCAAGACCAGTTGATCGCCTTGGCGGTGGAGGCCGTGGCTCGATCCATCGGGCTGGACAGCACAGCAAAGAACGTGACGGTCCGGGCGTACACCTCCAGCTATACGGAAGGCAGCCTCGGGACGGCGAAGACGAGCGTCAAGGTGGAAATCACAGAGAGCCACGGCGCTCAGGTGAAGGGGGCGGGGGGAGTCGAAAGTCTGGAAGGCTGATCGGCTCGAAACCCCGCCGTATCCCACGCGGACAAAAAAGCTCCCATGGCGGGAGTTCAAATGGAGTTCAAATGGCAGGAGTGAAGGGGCGCAGCGGCGGAGCCCGGCCCAACTCTGGGCCAAAGCCGAAAGAGCCGGTCTATCTACCCCTCTCGACCGTGTACGACGACCCGGACAAGTTCCTGAAGGCGGTCATGAACGACAGCGGCACGGATGCCAAGCTGCGCGTGGACGCGGCCAAGGCCCTGCTGTCCGCCCAGGT